CTCAATGTGGCGATCTCACCAGCTTCACCAACAATTGTAAATGTGTTGAGGGCTCCTGCTTCAACAGTGTTGATCTCAACAGCACTCACCAGCCCGGTCGTGACATCTGTATGATTCGCATTGTATGTGCCGATGGTGTCATCCAATCCACCTTCTGCATACAATTGTGTACCTAGATGTGTGTTTATTAAATTTGTTACGGTCGCGCCGTTGATTGTAGCTTCATCAACCTGTATGGTGAACTCGGTTCCATTCAGCTGAAACAGATCAGAACCGGCACCAGGTATGACACGCAATGTGTAGTCGTTGTACAGAGCACCTTTTTGCAACACCTTGGCAACGGTTGTTGGTGCTTGATTACTGTCTACTAGATTGGCGCTAGCGGATTGTGACAGCACTACATCTCCACGCTCGTCCACTTCCTCTGCATCCGCCGGAAACCATGCGATCATGCGCTCGTCTTTTTCGATTGATAGAACATCCGCGTTTGCAGCGTCTACCATGATTGGTCGAGGTATCACAGGATACACTTGCACGCTGTATTTATCAGCCACTGTGGCTCCAGCACCGGTACCGTAAGGTAGTCTTGACACCAGCACGTTGGCGGGGCTTTGAAACACCGCTTTGACCGTGTGGTACATGTACCGTTCAGCTGAGTTCTGGGGCAATCCATAGACTTGCTCGAACTCACTCAAGCTGCTTATTGTCAGCAGCTCGTCTGTGGGTCCTTGATTCGCAAATCCAGGGATAAACACCGTGGTTCCGACAGGTAAATTAGGTCGCAAAGAGAGATCTACTTCTTTGACTTCTACTCCAGGAGATTGTATTGTTCTTGCCATAATTGTTGCTTTCTAAAATTATTTATGATTCTGCAGACAGGTTTTGTTAAAAATGTTACAACAAAATTGGGGTGAGCTTAGAAAAAGAGAATTCAAACGTTGTGTCTATTGGATCCGGTGAGCGATAATTGTAATCAATCTGACCTAAACTCACTGGTATCAATCCAAAATAATCGAATCTCATCACAGACTTGTTGTATTCATCCTTAGGGTACAAGCTAGCTGCACCTTGATATTTCTTAAACATAGATTCAGTCATTGACACTGGATCTCCTTTGCTAAACACACTATCATTATCATCATTCATAATGTCTAACCATTTCCAGATGACCCAATAGTTGTTGAATCGGTTGTCAATGGTGAAGTTTACAGTGACATTAGTGTATGCCGGGCGACTGTGTGAGCTGAATTTCACAGCTTGCCCTCCATATCGTATCTCTCCACTACCCACTTGTATGGATGGTAACACCACACCATACACACTAAATTGTAGGGTGTCAGGTATCACTCGATCATCCTGCCGGTTCTCCGGTTGAGAATACGCGATATCTTTCATTGCATCCGGTAGTGTGAGTACAAAAGTAAATTTATCTTTGCGGCTCTTGTTGTAAACAGATTGTTGTATCAAATCACTCATAAAAATGTCCATCCTTGTTCTTGTAGGTCTGTAACTTCTTTGTCATAAAATGTAGGGTCATCGCCGTTGTCACTGTCAATATATATAGGTAACGTGCTGTAATTGGATCTCACCTCGTCTTGATACATTGATAATGTGTTGCTAAAATATCTCTCACCATAATCCAATCGATCAATTATTGCCGGTTTGTTGTGCTTGTCTGTTTCAACAACTTCGAAATACTGCTCGGTGATACCGGTTTCAAGTATCATCAGAGCCCATATCAAACTCATTACTCGGTCGTCCTGCACGCTTGTTCCTTTGATTGCTTTCCATGTTCCGTTTGGGTATCTCACGAATGTTTTTAGCTCTTCTAATGTTTCATTATCATGTAATACGACAGAGTATATCTCACTTAACCAGTATTTCATGTTCATCACACCTTTGTATTTTGTGTTTGTGTGTGCTATCACTCCTGGTCTTTCGATTGGTTGATTTTTACTAGGAGAATAGTTCACTATGTTCTCATAACCGTGTACATTGGCAAGTGTGTCCACCACCTGTGCGCCGCAATTGTTACGTTCAATCAACGCCGGCGGACTGCCCCATTGTTGTAATATTTCCAGTAGTTTGGTAGTAAAATTATACGGGCTTATTTGATTGCTATGGTAGATTGCGACTTGCTCAATTTCTGTGAGATCTGTTATGTCTAGAACCTGAATCACACTAGCGGCGTCTCCAACACCTTCTGCGATGTCCACGCCAACTGAATATGTTCTGGTGTCATCCGGTAGTTTCCAAACGTGATAATCACCATCTTCAAATATATGTGTTGGTTTGGATATTGTTAATGAGGTTTTCCGGATTAACTCATCATCCAGAACACTCTCTCCAGTTTCGATGAACTGACAACCGAATTCTTGATCGAATATTTGTGTGCTACCGAGTGATTTGATCGTGTCTTGTTTCCATTTATCGTCTCTTCCAGGGATCTCCCACCAATCGATTCGACTAGATGTCCAGTTGTTGTTACCTTTGACTGCGTTACTATATATATCATGAAACAGATTACCAGTACCGTTAGGGGTGCTGGCGATGAATATTTTACTCTTCTTACTAGATGATATTATAGGGTACACAGATTTCCAAAAACTTTCAACTAAATGATTATCGATGAAGGCTAGCTCGTCTAGCACTAAGCAGTTACAACTATCTCCTCTTCCAGCGTCGCTACTGGTAGTTGAGATGCCGATACTACTACCATTCGTGAGAGTCATGCTGGTTTTACCATACTCCACCACCCCGGGTTTGAGCCAGTTTGGTAGTTGTTCATACGCTAAACGTATTCTTTTAAATATGTTTATGGCGGTCTGCTCTTTATTGGCTACTACTAATATTCGTTGATCCTCACTGAAACACGCCACCCAGAGTGTGTATATTGTCATCATGGTCGTTTTGCCGACCTGTCGGCTCGCTAACACAATATTGAATCGATTGTCTCTCAACGCTCTTAAAACGCGTTTTTGGCATTTATGTAGTGAAATCTTTTCCCGGCCTCTGTCCAGATTTATTATAGTGAAGAAATTTTCTGCAAAGAATAATAAGTTTTTCTCACATTTCTTGAGATCTGACACCATTTTGGGTGACCATTCAAATTCAGCCTTTTCGGTAGGTAGATTTTTATTACCTAAATACAAGTGCTTTGAATTAACTTGTTGTTTTTTTCCGGTAGTTTGAGATTTAGTAGACATTATCAATAAGTATTTATGTGAACGAAACTAAAGATATTAAGGCACTAGAGAGTATGTATACCACACTGTATGAAAATAATGAAGACAACAAAGTCTGGAAAAAAGGTGATTGTCCGGAGGTCCTAGGAGATTCTGAACTAGCGCATCAGCTCAAACCAGAAGAAAACAGGCCGGAAAATGCGGATGAGGATGCAATCGAACCGGATGACGAAAATGAGCTGTATGTGAAGAAAATTAGTGAACGGTTAGAAAAGGGAAAAAAATCCGGGAAAAATGTCAACGAACAAATAAATAATTCTAGAATTATGAGCAACGAACCTAAAAACATTTTTGATAAATTATATGACACAATCATGGAAGGTGATGATCCTTTTGGTGACCTGGACGGTATGAACGATGAGTTAGATGCCGGCGGAGAGGACACCGAAAGTGGTGATAGCCTTGATCTTGGTGGAGATGAAGTTACATTCACACTACCCCGGGATATAGCAGAAAAACTTCATGACGTACTGATGGATCAACTCGGTGGAGATGATGAAGAGATGGATTCCATTGAAGATATGGATGACGAGGGTGAAGATAGTATGCTAGGTGATGCTGTTGTATCAGAACCAGAACCAAAAGCTTGTGCAGATGGTACTGGAAAAATGACCGGTCATGACAACAAAGTAGCTTTGACAGCTGATGGTGGCAAAGCTGACGGTGGCGATGTTAAAGAAGATCCAGAACCGAAACCTTTAGCGGATGGTAAAGCAAAACTACAAGGTAAGGATAACAAGGTTCATAATCCAAAAAGTTCCGGTTTGCTCAAATAAAAAAATTTCCCCCACCAACTAAAAATAAAAGAGCCGTTCATTTGAACGGCTTTTTTTATAAATATTATCGATGACACTATACGAACAATCGTTTTGGAGACAATTAGATGAGTTCAGCAGCTTGCAACATAATGGACCAGATGCACGTAACGCTAAACATGATCGTGTGAGTGTTAATCCTACAAACAAGAACCAGCACCAAGTTGCAGGGCAGTATCAATACAGATTGAAGAATGGTGAGCGAGTGGAGCGTGGTGAGTTAAACAGCAAAATAGAAGCTATCAGAAGCAACCAGGCGAATACAAAAATCTTGTCACCCATGGATATACAGTATATCAAAAAAGAATATCAAATCGATCTTACAGACGATGAACCTAAGGAGTTAGGTAATTCTGGGATGGTTGTACACGTAGATAAGACAGGTATACAAAAAGTTTACAAATTGACAAAAAAGACATGAGTGAGTTGGATGATATTTTTAAAAATAATTGCGGTTTTCGTTTTCTAGATAAACAAGCAAATGTTAATGAAAGAGAAAACTACAAGGGTTGGTGGTTAGAACAAATATATCAGTATGGTACGATTGTAGATTTTTATACAAACAACACAACAACAGACACAATGGATCCATTGTATGGTGAAGAACCGACACAAGTGTTCTCGGACCCGAAGAAGCTTATTTTTGCATTAACCTTGAATGAAAATAGTGTGGTGTTACAAAAATTCGGCTTGATGGCTGATGATGAACTCACTGGTTTTATTCCTATCGAGAGTTACACGCTGGCCATGAGTTCTACAGACAATCCGTATCCAGAACCTAAAGCTGGAGATGTTATAGAACTGTCGGAGTTCGGT